ATAAAAGAGGAGTGTATAATCATTTAGCCAAGCATTATGAAGAGTTTGAAAAAACTCCGCCAGAATTTAGCGAGACTGTACCAGAAGAGCTAAAAGGTGGTGAGGTAATGGACAAAAGGGAATATGGCGAGGTGGAACAAGTAATGGGCGAAAGTGAACAGATTAAAGTGGGGGCAGTATTGAACAAGAGAAATAAGGAGAAGCTAGAGCAGGCAAGGGACTTAATCCAAGAGGTTTTGGAAACGGCTGAACCTGCGGCTGAGGAACAAGATAGTATAGATATCGAAGAGATAAAGCAGATGGTGATGGATGCTTTGGAGCGTGAGATTAAGCAGCTGCAAGGCAAACTGGATTGAAAGGAGGTATAAAGATGGCAAAAGAAGAAATAAAGAAAGTAATAGATGAGATTGTCAAGGAAGCAGTAGAACCATTGAAGGAACAAAAGACGAACTGGGTAGACACAATTAGGAAGGAGGCAATTCCTATGGAAGAAAAGCAGGATAAAGGTTTAAGAGCAGCCAGAATTGTTAGGGCTTTGGCTGCATCTAAGGGAGACCCTGAGAAGGCAGCATTTTATGCTAAAAAGAATTTTGATGATAGTGCTGTAGTAAAAGCTTTGGAGACTGGAACTGGAACGGCTGGAGGTTTTATTGTACCTGAAGAGTACAGTACCGAAATTATAGAACTGCTTAGGCCACAATCTGTAGTTAGAAGAATGGGTGCAGTGACTTTGCCAATGCGAACTGGTACTCTGAATATTCCAAAATTGGCAGGTGGCGGGCAGGCTCAGTATATTGGTGAAAATACTGATGTACCGAAAACCGAGCCGTCTTTTGGTACTGTGCAGCTTACCTTCAAGAAACTTGCAGCTTTAGTACCTATATCGAATGACTTACTGAGGTATAGCAATCCAGCAGCGGATATGATTGTAAGAGATGACTTGGTAATGGCAATCGCTGAGAGAGAAGATAAAGCTTTTATTAGAGGTGAAAGGGTAACGAGTGGTAGTCCGCAGCTTACTCCGGTAGGCTTGAGGTACTGGGCTCCAAGTACTCATGTTATTGAAGCTAACCAGACTGTAACTGCGGAGAATGTGGCTAAAGACTTAGGTAAGCTGGTTTTGGCTTTGAAGGAAGCTAACGTGAGATTTATTAGACCCGGATGGCTGATGTCTCCACGTACAGAAATGTACTTACTTACTGCAAGAGATACTAGCGGAGTGTATGCTTTTAGAGATGAAATGGTAACTGGTAAGCTGTTTGGTTATCCGTATGCTGTTACTACGAATATACCTGAAAACCTGACTGTAACTGTAAATAGCACTTCTGTAGAGGATACCACTGAAGTATATCTAGTTGACTTTGCAGATGCGATTATAGGAGAATCCACTCAGCTTATAATTGATGCTTCTACAGAAGCTTCTTATATGGATATGGTAAATTCCACCCCTGTAATGTACTCGGCATTTTCGATGGACCAGACTTTAATTAGGGTTATAGCTGAGCATGATTTTGTGATGAGACATCCTGAAAGTGTAGCAGTGTTAACTGCTGTGAAGTGGAGCGCTTAGAAATGATTATAAAATTCATTAGGCCAATGCCACCGTATGCTACTGGTGAGCTGGCTAATGTATCTGAGATGCAAGCACACAGGTTAATTAAGCTTGGAGTGGCTGAAGTGTTTAAGCAAGAGATTAAAGAAGGAGTTACCGAAAAGATTACTGAAGAGGCTACTGAAGAGACTAAGCAGTCCATGGCACAAAAGGATAAAATGGTACGTAAGGCTAAGGCAGAGAAGTAGGCGATATGAATGATTGAAGTACTAGAGCCAGCTACAGATAGAAGGTTAACCACTTTGGCTGCGGTTAAAGAAGAATTGCTAATAGCTGACTCTAGTAAGGATATTCTACTACAAAACCTTATTGACCAAGCGAGTGCGTATGTTGAGCATTATTGTAATAGGACTTTCGCATTGCAGAAGTATAAGGAAACTGTAGCTGCACATGGTGGGTTGTACCTTGCATTAAGTATGAGACCTGTAATAGATGTTGAAAGTGTTAAAGAGAATGGGCAGCTTATTAACGATTATGTTTTAGAGACTCCAGACTCAGGACTGTTGTATCGTAAAGCTGGCTGGGGCTGGAATCCGATGCTTAACTGGGTAATTACTTGGCAGCCATTACCGAATGCTGATATTCAAACGTATGAGGTGGTTTATACTGCGGGCTATATTCTGCCGAATGGGACTGGCAGAACGCTACCTTATGATATTGAAAGAGCTTGCATTGAGATAATTAAGGGCTGGTATGTCGATATTGAAGCTGGCAGGAGAATACAGAGTGAAAGCATTGGAGACTACTCGGTAACGTATGCTAGAGATATGCCGACTGATATACTGAGAACTTTGGACGGATGGCGTAGCTGGTTATGAGGCATCTTTTTAATAAAACACTAACTGTTAAGCGTAAGGTTGAGGTAAGCGATGGACAGGGTGGATGGACTGAAAGCTATGAAATTGTTGGGTATATCAAGGGACGTATTAGTAGGGCTGGTATTGGAGAAAGGACTGTAGCAGCACAGCAGCATGCTGAAGTATCTCACACGGTATATTGTGGAGCTGATGAAGATATTAAAAGAGGGGACTTAGTAACTGATGGCAATATAACTGTTGAGATAATTGGAGTGAATAATCCTAGCTTGGCTGACCATCATCTTGAATGTTTGGGAGTTGAGATACAAAATGGCTGATGTCAGGATGGATATCGACTTTGATAAAGCTGTTAACCCAGATGATATTCTTCGGAGATTAAACAATGCTTGTGTATTCTTGGAAGGAGAAGTCAAGCGGACGCTATCTAAACCGGGTACTGGGAGAGTTTACTACAAAGGCCGTGTCAAGCATAGAGCATCTTCTCCGGGTGAGCCACCAGCTGTAGACACTGGACGCTTAAGATCAAGTATAACGCATCGAGTCGAGCGTGATGGTAAAAACTTTAGCGGGCTAGTAGGAACTAATGTAGAGTACGCAAAGGACTTGGAGATGGGAACTGCTAAGATGGCACCAAGACCCTTTTTGAGACCCACGCTAGAGAATAACAAACAGCGGATACTAGACGAATTTATAGGCGGTGGGAAGTAATGTCAGTATTTACTCAGGCCATCTATAACCGCTTAGTATCTGACCTGTCGCTGATATCGAGGTTAGCTAGTTATAAAGGACAGCCTGCGGTATTTACTATCGACCCTGTTCCTGCTAATGCTGTGTTACCTTATGTTGTGGTGAGTGGGCCAACGAGCGATGTACCATTTGATACTAAGACTACTGAAGGTAGAGAGATGCTAGTGGATGTAAGATGTTATACCGATGATAATGGAAGTAAGGCGCTTGTAGAAGATATAGCTGAAAGAGTAAGGGAGCTGTTTCACAGGCAGAAAATTAATGTTACTGGGTATGATAACTTAATAACAGTTTGTAATGGGCCAATCTTCATGACCGAGGATGGAGCATACGGTATGATTGTAACAATAAGATTTAAGTTTGAAAGGAGGAATTAAAAATGGCAGTAAATGGAGCAGATGTACTGGTACTTGTAAATACTGGTACAGAACAAGCACCAGTGTGGACTGTAGTAGGAAGTCAGAGAAACGCAACCGTGGATGAGGCTACTGAAGTTATCGATATATCGAGTAAGGAGAAAAGAGCTAGGAGAATTTTACCGGGCAGATATTCTTCTACTCTGAACTTGGACGGGTTATATGTACCTGATGATACAGCTTATGGGCTTCTGCAAAGTGCAATGAGGAATGGGACACTGATACAGGTTATGATACAGCGAGAGAATGAGCAAATAGAATCCGCTAGTGGTGTTGTAACTTCATTGAATAGAGAATATCCTGACCAAGGTGAGTCAACTGTAAGCGCTACAATTGAGATTGACGGAGAATGGACTCCAGTAGTACTTGGTGGCTAGTATGAGTAAACCTTTTGTACTTGTAAACCTAGATAAACCTAGAAAGCTTCGCTATACTACCAACGCTTTAGTAATGCTTGAAGAGAGTTTGAACAAACCCATCGGCGAGATAATGAATGACTTCGCTAATGGATTATACGGGTTTAAAGACATTCGCAATCTGCTTTGGGCGGGACTGCTTGATGAGGATTCGAGCTTGACTCCTGAAGATGCTGGTAATCTTATCGATGAAGCCGAGGACTTCGCAGATGTAGTATCTAAGATAGGAGAAGCTTTACAGGAATCCTTCGGTACTCGGCAAAAAAAAGTAGAGAAGAAGCAGACAGCAAAGGAGAGCAATGGGACTGGGACGAAGCACAGCGAATAGCTATCGGCATTCTCGGTTTGAAGCCGTGGGAGTTTTGGAGTATGACCATCGCTGAGC